ATTGCCGAATGTGTTGGAGAAAATTCTTGCGCCTGTCAGCCTGTTGCGATAATTCTCACTGCTTGCCGCCGTATTGCCGAATACGACATTGTTCAAGCCCTGCTTCTGGTTGTAATAGTACGGGGCGATTTCGTTGCCGTAACAACGCTTTATCCATTCCGTGCCGCTCTTGTTCGCGTACTTGTTGAGCGAGTAATCCGAGCCGTTGTAGTCGAATGTGAACCTGAAAACGGGGGCCGCCGTGTCTATCGTGTAGCCCGACGGGTAAAGCGCGCCTGTCGCGCTGGCGGGGTTCTCCGATGAGCGCATGCCGTAATAGCCGCTCACCAAGTCATCGGGTTTTGTCGCCGTTGTTTTCGCCGTGATTTTGTATCGCTTGAACTGGATGTTCTTGAAGTCATAGGGTAAATCATTCTCAAATTCATCTATCATCTGATAAATGACACCCTTTCCGTTTGCCGAATCCGCCCATGCGAAGCGGGCCGTGTCATTGTCAAGGCAATATTTGAGCTTCCAGGCCTGCAATTTTGAGTCGGCGAAATAGGTATCTCCCGCATGAATCGCCGCCCGGGCGTTCTCATTAAGCGCGCCCTCGCTGTCAGCCGTCACGATAATATCAAACTGATGTCCCGCGCTTTGTGTCTCGGGCTGTACGGTTGTGGTTACATAGTCGGTGATTCGGTACTGTTGCCCGGGCGTAAGGAGTCCGCCGTCACGGGCGGTTTTTAAGTCTGCCCAGGTGACGGAAATTTGAGCGGAGCCGCTGCCACCGCTTGCGGCCGCCTCATTGATTGCCGATACAAGGTTTGTTTTTGATACTGTCGTAAGGTCTGAGAGGTCTCCCGTAACTGTCTCTCGCTCGCTTACCTCTGCGCTGATTGCCTCTGAAAGACCGTTAATCTGTGTCTGAATTGGGCTTGTAACGCCTGAGAGGTGGTCAAGCTCAGCCGCGCTTACGGAAGAGGCTGCTACTTTTCCGTTTGAGTCCGAGACAAGGGCTTTGCTTGCAGTCAGATTATCCTCTGTGATTGAGGTTGCGGCGCCCGTGATTTCAGACTGGAGCCCGCTGATTAAGTCAGCCACGCTGAATTCTACGGTTGAGCCGTCCTTTAGCGCCAGAATTACTTTTTTGCTTGTAGGATCGTAAGAACCGCTCACGACAACGCTTTCAAGGGGAAGGTCGATTGTCTGGGCGCTTCCAAGATTTGACCCGTTCACGTCTTTTGCCTGCAATGTGATTACGAATGTCGATGAGTCCATTGAAAGCGTGAACGAGCCTACGCTCTCAGCCTTTGCGGCTTTTGTGTCAGTTATGCCCGTTACGAAAGCCTTGTCTGCGAGCTGATTTAAGTCTGAGGCCGCTGCGGGGATTTTTACTGTAATTGTGTCAATGCTGCCCTGCAAAGCCGTATCGGCATTTGCGCGGGCCGTCACTTCTGCTGAAAGGTCAGCCGCCACTCCTGAAAGCAAGGTTCTTGCCTTTACTTTTTTACTTTCTTCGGAAGAATCCTCCGCAAGAAGATACGTTTCTGCCGGAACATAGCCCGATGCGTCCAGTTCAGTCAATTCTTTTAATCTTGCCATACCTATACAGTCATTTTTCAGACGCGGAAAGATGAAAAAAAAACTGACTGTAGTAGCATGGGAAAAAATGCCGAAAATAAGGATATGAAAACTCTTGCGAAAATCCATGAGATACTGAAATTTTACGATGACAGCATGGATGCGGATGACATTGATTTCTCAATGCTTTCCGCGAAAAAACTGAAAATCTCTGAGAACCGGTTCGTCAGGATAATGACAATGCTCTCGGATGCGGGCTATATCGACGGAATCGGGGCAAGGGAAAACAACGACGGCACGGTCGACCTGCTCTTTGAGGATTCCGCAATAACGCTTGCAGGTCTGAAATACTATGCCGAAAACTCGCTTTTCCTGAAAGCCGCGGGCTTTTTGCCCGGGTTTATAACCGCCGGGGTTTCCACGGTTGCGACCGCCGTGCTGTGATTTCCTACCGTCCGAAAGCCAAATCAAGCAGGAATCGGCTCGTGGTCTTCCCGCTTTCCTTCACAAGCTCTTTAAGCCTCTCCAGCTCTTCGGGCTGGCACGATACGCAGAAAGACACCCGCTTTGTTCCCTCACCGCTGCCTTTCTTTCGGCCGCCGCCGTGATAGCCGTAACCGCTATACTTCGGTTTTTCTGTCGTTTCGTTTTCCATAAAAATAAACTCCAATGGCAGCCCCGTAAAGGCAATATTTCAAATCAGCGGCAACAGACCTTAGGGAATCATTTTTTATCAGGAAATCAACAATGATATTTGATATAAGCGCAAAAAGCACTATATAAAACCAAATAGCATTAAAAACAGGCTTTTTCATTTGACAACCTCCACGGAATCAAAGTAAAATGGGAGCTGAAAGAAGACACATCCCGCCGCTGGATTGCGGCGGAAATGTTCGCCACTATGCTTCTTTACTTCCTTTTTTCAAAGAGCCTGCTGATGTAACAGCCTATTACAATCAGCAGGACATCTTTAAGGAAGTCCAAAAACCAAGCCGCGACTGAAAGAATCAAGTCTTTCATAACAGCTCCTTATCGGCGTGTCCGCCGATAAGAATAATATAACCTCTATCTGTTTTATTGTCAATACATTTTAACAAAAAAAAGAGTTGTTAAGATTTCCTTAACAACTCAAAAAATCAAAGTTTAAGAATGCAAGAGATCGTCCCGTAATTGGCGACCTCGGTAATTCTTGAATCGAAATTATAAGAAGTGCTGCCCGCTATGATATAATTAGCCCCTGCCCGTCCGTCTATGATAATATCGCCCATATCCGCATCCCGAGTCGTAGAACTGGTTACGCTCAAGTAACGGAACAGGCATTTTTGGCTCGTCAAGAGCCCCCCGTTATCTGTCATATAGAAAGAGCAGGAATTCGTTTTGAACCACATAGAGACAGTGTTAGTACCCTGTTCGTAAAGAAAATACAAATAGAGGTCACAGGCAACCGTTATTTCCGTATTTTTCGGTATTTGGGGATAAGCTGTGAGAATATTTTTCGTAAAGGTTGATAAATCAAGAGCGTTGCACGATACATTAGTGAGCCTGAATGTCTCCGAGAACTGAAGCAGTGATTTTTTAAAAAACAACTGATTGAATGTTCCGCCGTTGGCATTCATATTCGAGAAGTCTGCGTTCCCGTTATAGTCAATCGCCCAGCCCGTATCCCCGTAGGCCGTGATTTGTCCCGCCTCAGAGACCGTGCCGTTGTAGTTGTTGCTCTTGATGAGACCTCCCTTTCCGCTTGAGTCTTGCTGGAGCGTGATAATGCTTGCCGCCAGCTGGTCAATGAAGGCTTTGTTCGCCACAAGAAGTTTTGCGAATACCGTTGAGAAATATCCGTCAGAAGTTGAAGAAGACATGACAGCCATAATGTCAGGGAGTGCCGCCATCATCTCCATATAGCTTGCTGAAGTTTCCGTGAGAAGCTGCCATTCATAGCCGCCCGTGACCTTCGTGTACTTGTAGACTTTACCCGTCGAAAATCCAGTAATGTTTTTTGCAGTGAACCAGTCGCCTTCATTTGCGGCCGCAGGAAGGCTTGTAAGGATTCCAAGATAACGCGGCGTTTTATCCGCTACGGCTTCCTCAGCGACAGTCTCCGCGACGGTCCGGGCAATGCCTTCTGCAATAGAATTTGTCTCTTCATAAGTCGGATAGATTTCTGGCACTTCCGAGGGCTTGACTCCTTCTATTGCCCGTCTTTCCGTTATCGTAACCTCATAATCCGGAATCTCGACAGAATCATAATCAAAAATCGCTTCGTTGTAGTCGTAGAGCTCAAGAGTGTAACCCTCAGAGCCGTTCGGCTTGATTGCCGTAATAGTAAATTCCCTTGAGACAGTATTCAGCTCATAGCCATAGGAAAGGACATCGCCCTTGTGCGGAATAACGGCGTCATCAAGGCTTATGGGTGTCGTAAAAAAGATTGAATCTACCCGTTTTGTCTGATAGCGGGTGATTCCGGCTTCAAGCGCCGTCCCGTCCGAGAGAGTCAGAAATGAGCCGCTGAGAAGTGAGACCGGCTCATTCGTAACATAACTAAAAGCCTTTGAAACAATCCTGACATTTGTTCCGTCAGAAAGAGTTAATGTGCTTCCCTGCGTGAGGATTAAATCCTGCTCATAAATAGGAGCGCAGCTTCTCGCCAAAGGCGTGCAATAATTTTCGCCTACGCACTGGATGATTACGGAAAAGTTGTTTGAGTAGTCAATATCAACGGGTTCATAAAGGTCTACGCCCACAATCATATTTTCAGAATTGACGATAAGACCTTTTACGACGGCGCTTCCGAGACCGATTTTCAGGCTCGGGTGCTGAATCAGGATTTTTGAATAGAGGGTAAAGAAGATGCCCTCGTTCCCGACTTTTGCGGTCGCTTTTAATGGCCTTAATTTGTCATTTGCCATTATGTAATGAGCATGTCGCCGTGCCTGTGCCTCGTTCGTGATTCCGTCAAGGCTCACTTCCCTTAAAACCGTGTCTTCCGTAACTTCTGCAGCAGTGTCATAGTATGCGGTAAAATCGTTTTCCTGAAAATCTGAATTACTGTCTACAAAAGTGCATTTTATGCCGTCAACATCAAGAGATACAGTTTTTTCATATTCAAAAGATATAAGGTTTTGCTCGTTGAAAAGCGCGACAAGGTTTTCTTTTTCTTTGTCGATTGCGACAGAGATTTTACCGTAAATGTTCTGGTAAAGGGCGGCATGGCAGACAGTAAGAATTCCCTCGATGACATCCGCTTTTTTCGTTCCGCTGGTAAGGACTTTGTTTACCGTAATATCCTGCTCCTCACAGTATTGGTAAAGGTCCCCGAAAGACTCAGAATCGATTTCATTCTCAAAATCAATTTTAGATGCCGCATGGGTGTCACTTGTGAGGATTTCCACGAGCCAGCTCGCGGGGTTTGCGGTGATCTGCTTGTCGGAAAGGTCCCAGGTCCAGGAGCCGTCATTCAGCGTTGGGACTGGCGCCAGGCCGTTTGTAATGACATTTATCTTCCCGATTTTCTCCTCATTTGCTGAGGTCGCTTTTATGTGGATTCCTATAAGCGTAGATTTAGCCGCCTCTGTCTCCCCGATAACCCTTTCCGCAACCAGCGAGCCTGCTTCTGCTGATTTTTCAGTATCGTAGCAATGCGAGTGAATGTATTCGACATAGCAGTCTGATACCTCCGTATTTCCTGACAAGGCATTGGTAGGACAAGAGAGCCTTAATGTTATCGGATATTGTCTCTGGTCGTAGGTGCCGGCAGAATTAAGCGTGAAGTTATCGGCAAAAGAAAACGCTTTCTTCGCCTCAAATCTCAGCTGCGAATTTTTATTGAATGAGAATGTATTTGAAAGAAATTCATTTTTTGTCGTTATGCTTTCCGTATAAGTTGCCGTGATGGTAACCGTCCACCTGTAAACTTTATTGTTTTTTGTTTTGTAAGCGGTAGACTTTTTGGTAGAATAAGAAAGAGTAGTCCTTGAGTCATTCAGGATGTCCTCACCGCTAACGAAAGCCCAGCGATTTTTGTTCTTATTGGCAGCTTCTTTAATCGAATTGGAACTTGTTTGAGAGGATGTTGCTGTATACTTATATGTCCCTGTATGGGTGACCGTTGCAGTTGTTTCTGTCGTCTGCCTGAACTGGAATTCTGTATCTTCCGTTAAGCCGTCCCCGACCCCGTACCATTGCGCCTGTGAGGTGTCCCCGCCCTCGGCAAGGATTTCGGCATAATCAGGGCTCCAGGCAGGGATGACCTTGACTTCCCTTGCCGACTTTGTTCCGCTGGAGTTCATTTGATAAAGGCCGTTGAACATAATGCAGACAGTACAGTCCATTGTGTTTTTTTCGAGGGTGTAATACAAATCCTCATAATCGTCCGCATCGGCTTTTTTGAGCTGGTCAGAGACTTCCTGCTCTACGATTTTTTGATTGAATTCCTCATTTTCAAAAGCCGCGCCGTCCTGTGCGATTTCGATATAAGAGTCCTCGCTTGCAAATTCTGAATTACTGTTAAAGTAATATTTCGGATTTGCCGAGCTGTTTTCCTGCGGCTGGAAATCAACGGGAAAAAGAGATGCGACTTTCACATCATCGCAGGAAAGGGACTCTATAACCTGCTTTGCGAACCCGCCTTCAAGGACGATATTATAAAAAGAATCTGAGCCATAGTCTCCGGATATTGTGTGATACCCCCTTGAACTTCCGCCGCCGCCATTCAGGATGTATGGCGTAAAAAGATGCCGCCCGATTACGAAAGGCTGGGTTTTCCCCGTAGCTATAGAATTGCTCGCCCCTTTAAGGTAAGGAATATTCGTGACTGAATCATTTGAGATATTTTTCAGCTCTTCGATTTTTTTCTTTGCGGCCTGAGCTTCCTTGTTTGCCTGATAAGCCTTTACGCCGGCATAAACGGCCGTCCCAAGAGCCAAGACACCGAAAACTATAAGGGCGGTGGTGGCCGAGATTTTAGGAATCATTCTGATAATAACGATGTCCTTTGGCTGGATTATGTGATTCTCGTCGCTTTTGATTCCGTTCACGACAACGACATATTTAGTCCAGTCAGGAATCGGAACAGCCCTTTTTACGCTCAGTCCTTCCCGGGCTTCAATAATCACGTAAGAATCAGAAAAATCTTTGTATCGTAAAACCTGAACCATTTATTTAATCCTTAAATATTTTTTGTTTGAAAACGCGCTTATAGGGGAAACCCGTACTCCTGATGTCGTGGCGTGAATAACACATTCTTTTGAGAGAATGAAAGCAATATGGAGGTTGCCGTCAAAAGAACATTGAAGAAGGTCACCCCGCTTGATTTCCTCAAAAGGGATTTCTTCCACATTCAGATTTCTGTAGAAAAGACCGAATTTGTCGTTGTCGATTTTCGGGGAATCATAGACAATATCTTTCAATGGCTTCCCGTTCCGGCGGCAACATTCAAGCACAAGGCCGTAACAGTCTACGCCCTTTGTTTTCCCTACCCTGCCCAAGTCCTCATAAGGAAGGCTCAGCAAATCATCATATCTCATACATAAACAGTCATTTTTTAACTGTTTCCCCTGTTGTTCCTGGTATTCCAGATAAGGGCGGGGAAAGTCATATCAAGGCGTTCGTCACGGTTAAAATTAAATGTGGCCGTGTTCCGGTTTACTTTGATTGTTCCGTTTTTATGCCTGAAGTGTTTCAGTTCCGTTATTGAGCCATCGGAGAGCATGCACCCGACAATCTCAAGCGTTATGCTCCGGCATAATTCCACGAGCTCTATCACCTGATTCCCGACGACTGAAATTTCTAAGGTCCCGCCGCCTGAAAGCCCGTATTCACTGGCATTTGGCGTATAATTAAAAGCCTCTGCCGTGTATTCGTTGCCCTTAAAAGAGCAGGACTGGGTGTCATTTATGAACCGCATCTCAATCGTTTTTGTTTCTCCGGAGGACTTGTAAGAGCCATAAAGATGTATTAAGTAATGAAGTGAGTAAGTTCCGTCGTCAGAAAAAAGTTTTGAAAAAGCGCTCATTTTATACTTCCTTGAAAGTCAAAGTTAAGACTTTTGGTCTCTGCCCCTCAATGCTGGGTTCTTCTGTCATTCTGTACTCTTTGCCTGTCGTGCCGCCTAAAAAGTCAGGAAGATAAACTGTCTCTGTGCGTGAAAGAAGCGTATCATTGTACCAGTCCCAGAAAGCCCTCTCTTCTGCCTTTGTGTTCAAATCCAGCTGAACAGAAAAAGCTATTTTTGGAGAGGAATTTTTGAGCCTGTATCTTTCCCGCCCGCTTTCAAATTGTGTTTTTATGACATTTTCCTCTGTTGCCCGTGTCATGCCATAGAATTTCATGTTTACGTTAGGGCTCCATTCAACCGCCATTTTTTTATCTCCTATATATATCTTATGCCGTTAAGGTTCGCATTGGCAGCTTTAAGCTGGCTGTCATAAGCGCCCTCTGACAGTTGCTTTTTTACTGTCTCCCTGATAATAAATTCTATGCCATTAGGCGTGTTTTTTGAGACAACAGAAGCATTCCCCGCCGCATAGTTTTTTATAGTGACATTATTTGACACTCCCGCCTGCCGTCCTGGATTATTAAGTGTGTCGAACATCGCCTTCTGCTGTTTTGCGTTCAGTATCATCTCGCCATTTCTCGCATGAATATAGGTGTTATCGCCGCCCATGCTGGCTCCCTGAAAACCGCCTACCACGCCGCCAGTAGCGTATGAAGGCGGGATAGGTTTGTTTGCGATGGCCGTTGCAAGCTGCACGGCTCCCAGCGCTCCAATCATAGCAGCCATAACCGGCCCCGCAACGGCGCCTCCTTCAGCAAGGGCTTTTACGGCCGCAAGGGCGGTTTGTGCCTGAATATTTAAAAGATTTGCGCTCCATTCCCACATCTGAGCCTTGTATTTTTTCTCATCCGCCTCATGCTGGATTTCTTCAAGTTTTTCATTATATTCCTCTTGCGTGATTTCTCCGTTCGCAAGCTGCTCCTCGAGCGCCGCCTGTTTTATGGTAACCTCGTTGTCTGCCTGAGTTTCTACAAGTTCGGTAATGCCTGACATAATATCCGCATACTTTCCCACAAATTCGGATGCGATTTCAAATTTCTGCTCGTGGAGTTCTGCCCATGATTGAAGCTCATTTTCATTATTTCCGGCTCCGACCTCGGCCTCTTTGGCTTGTACCTCGTCGAGCAGCCCCGAAAGCTCGGCAATCTTTTCGTTGTAACGCTGCCATGCTTCCGTGCCTTGCTCCGTCGCATCCCGCAATTCCATTGTTTTTAAGATTGCGTTTCCGAGCTGTCCGGAAAGGGAAGTGTTGTCGACTTCGCTGAGGAATTCCCTTGTCTTTGCCTCCAAGTCTTCGATTTTCTTGTAAAAATCTTCCAGAGCTTTCTTGTCCGTCGATTTTTTCAGAGACTCCGCAACCGCGTTGTAATCGTTTTTCAAGTCGTTTAATCGCCGGTGAGCCGCCTCGTTCAGTGTCGCCTGTGACTCAACGTCAAGGTTTATAAGCTCCAGATACGAGCTTTCCTTTGCGTTCAGAATCTCCTGTTTCCAAGCCAGCTCATCCACGGACTGCCCCTCGGCCTTCTGAAGCTCGTATTTCTGATTGATTTTCTCAACTTGCTCATCGAGTTTTTTCTTGTTTTCGTCTATGAGCTTGTTCGTTGCCTGAATCGCCGTGGTGTTGTTTTCCGCCGCTTCCTGCGCCTTTGCGACTTCAAGCCGTTCCTGCGCTTGTCTGAGAAGCTCCTTGTTATCGGCGATTTGCCTTGCAAGGTAAGTTTTCGAGCCTGAGTAAAGGTTCTCGAACTCCCTGTTCATATCGTTATAAGCCGCTTTCGTGTCTTTCGCCTGCTCTTTCAGCTCTGCGACCCTCGCCCACCCCGTGCTTTCATAGTTTTCAAGGGCTAGTTCGGCGGCCTTGTATTTTTCCGTAGCCTCGGCTGTTTCTGTCGCCACTTCCTCGAAAACCCTCGCCTGCTCCTTATAATTCTGTGTGAGAATCGTTTCTTGTGCAATTTGCTCTTTCTTTAATTCCCCGTTTCGGATTGTGGAGTTTAAGGCAATCTCGGCGGCCGTTTTCCGGGCGTTGAGGGCTTCCCATTCTTTTTTATAAGACTTTTCAGACTCTTTCGCCTGTGCCTTTATCTCGTTCGTGTAGGCTTGCTGACTGTCGCTGACGGCTTTTAAGATGTCTTCCTGCCGCTTAATGGTGTCAGACAATGAATTCACGGTGCTTTCAAGGTTTTTCACGCCCGCCGAGTCGTCTTCGAGTGTCGCGATGAAGCCGAGCTTTTTCTTGAAAACATCGGCTTCATTCCCCGCCGATTTAATCTTGCTCGTTACGGTATCAAAGAAATTCGAGAGAATCTTCCCGGTCGTATTCTGGATTGTGGCGAACCCGCTGCCCAGGACTTCCTTGAAATCCCCGAATGAGTTCTTGAACTGCTGCCAGCCGCCCGTCGTGTCCGATACAGTCTTTGCTATGCCCGAATACTGCTCTTTCATGATTTTGACGGCTTCCCCGTTCTTGAGCTGCTCTGTGGAGAGGGCTTTGACAGCCCCGTTCATCTGCCCGAGCCTTCCCGCGCTTCCCGAATAGGTTGCGTTGAGCTGTTTCACCGCCGTTTCAAGGCTCATCGCCCCGGAAGCGGAGATGTCAAGGCTTGCCGACATTATGTCCTGGATCTCTGCCTGCGTTCTTCCAGCGGCGGCAAGCTGTGCCATCATCGGCAAAAGCTCCTCATCGCCTGTCGTTGATATTGACTGCAGCTGTCCCGCATAGTCTTTGAGCTGCTGGACGGAATAGTCTGAGAGATAAGGGTTGTTCTTTGCCGCCGCCTCAAGCTGTTTTTCTGCCGCTACTTGTTTGTTGCTCGCCTCAACAGTGTCATTGATTGCTCCCGTAACGGCTGAAAATGCGGCCCTAACAGTCCCCAAAGCCCTTCCTGCTAAAGTTACACTTTGTGCGAGTTTTGTAAATTTATTCTTTTGAACTTCTTTTGAGAGCTGGTTTAATTTTTGAGACACTTCATCAATGCCAGCTTTTGCTTCCTTTACATCTGCCGCAATTTTGATGTTTACATTTTTATTTTTTGACATTTGATAAAACTCCCCTTATAATATAAATATGATTTTAGTAATTATTGCTTTAATAGTCATTGTTCTCGCTGTATTTGGTCCCTTAATCGGCGGAGCGGCTCTTATCTATAAAGGCTCTGATTCTTTGGATATTGATGATGTCCTGCTCGCAACCGATTAAATCCGCTATTTTTTTGCCTGCCATTTGTTTTTCCTTTATAATATAGTCATTTCTTTCACTTAAAAAAAAGAATTTGAATAATTTAAGCTCTGGTTATATAATTTTCCCCAAGAGGCTTAAACATGATTTTAACAGATAAAGATATACTAGCACTTGTCAACGAAAATAAACTTATAGTCGAAGGCTTTAAAAAGGAGCATTTAAAAGGCATTGCTTACGAGCTGACTATTGCAGGCGTTGTCTGCTCAGATGGAAAACTTGCTGCCTCCTATGACATTAAGCCTGGCGAAATTGTTTACATAAAATCTAATGAAAAAATTTCTGTTCCGAAGAATCTTGCAGGGAAAATAATCGAAAGGAATTCCCTCATGCGGCAAGGCTTAAAAGTTGACGGACCTTGCTATATTCCCGGACACGAGACATACTGTTTTCTTCGGGTTCAAAATCTTACGCAATCGAATTTCACTCTTACAAAAGACTTCGCTGCAGCACAAATAATGTTTGAGCAGCTTACTGGTGAACCCGATCAGACCTATGACAGACAGAGTAACGCATCATTCAGAGATGAGACGGATTACAGAGGATTGAGCCGTTATGCAGGGGAATATGAAAAGCTAACGAAACGGCTTGAAAGCGCGAAAGAAGATTTGGACTCAATAAAAGAAAAAATTTATACAAATGTTTTGACTCTTATGGGGGTTATCGTTGCAGTTTTCTCTCTTCTGACCGTGGATATAAAACTCATATCAGAAAAAACCGACATCAAGTCGATTGTTACGGCAAATCTTTCTCTGGCCGTCAGTATCTCCGTTCTTATGGGAATTATTCTTATATTCCTTAACAAGGCAAAAAATAAACTGTTTCTTGTCGGCTATATCATAATACTGGCTGTGTTGGTTGCCCTAATGTTTTTAACGGCATTGCTTTAGGACTAAACGCCCCATAATTTAATTTTTCAGCTGGGAATCAAAATCATCTATCGCTTTCTGCTCCTCTTCCGTAAGCTCTTCGGGAAGCTCCCACATTGCTTTTAGCTCCATCATCGCTTTCTTGTAGTCCGTCTTCTCGTTCGGGTTGTAGAGCCTGTAGCCTATGACCTCGTTGAACTTCGTGCCGTGCAGCCCGGCCATCAGCGCCCTGAACTTGTGCCAGTGAAGCCTGGCTTCCGTCAAGTCGATTCTATAAAGCTCATAAAAGGCCGAGAAAATCAAGCCCGCGTCAAGCTCGTAATCATAAGCCCTCGTGCCGTCGCTTTCGTCCTGGACCTTTGGGAGCTCCTTCTTGTCTATGAAAAAATCCAGCAGGGCATT